AGCAATCACATCTCATTTTTGCAAAAATGTCGGCCCCGACTGGCGTAATGGACATAGACCAGGCGTCAACATCCTCTAAGCCCACCAGAAAGAGAATAAACAACTCTGGAGAAGAAATAGGAGCCGGAGGAAAAAGAGCCCTAACAGGATTGAGCACAAATCAAAAGGTCTCAATCCACAGAGCCATTGCCAGCATGGTCTACAGAGTGATTGTTGGGATTTTTGGATTTACACCACTGGAAGTCGTTACTGATGTGAATGTGGGTGTTTACGCCATGAACCAAGTGTGGTCCATACACAATTACTTCAGGACCAAGAACAACAAAGGGAGAAGTTCCATCCTCTCCAAGATAGACGATGCCACCACTGCCTATCAGTTTACCCTCCACGGAAAGACTATAACTGTCGTGAAGGAAGAACTAAAGAAAGTGTACCGGGACTGCATAAGTGCATATTTCGAATGGAGCAATATGAGTGAATGGATGGGGAGCGTCCACACCATAATGGCCTTGTGGAACCTTTTTGGGGCAAGACTCAACGAAATAAGAATCATGCCCAGTGCCAACACCATAAGTGTAGAGAAAGACAACAAGGTTACTGTGGTCAAGGACTTCAACCAATATGGGATCCCTTCGGGAATGAGGCACTTCGCCACTGGTGCAGACTTCAAGCCGACCATGAAGTCAGCATTGGCTCAATCCATGGGACCAGTTACAACAATTGTTCAACTCTCAGAAGCAACGGACAATCAATACGCGGGAAAGTGGGTCGATGCCTTCAAAAGAGCCTTCTCTCACATCCCCCACATAGACCAGATAGCCAAATTCATGCTAATGAGCAAACCTGCGGCCCTTACCAAAATAAACGGGTACCTCATGGCTATAGCAGGCTACACTGGGACCAGAGAGCAGAAGAGAATTGCATTCCCCCCGGGTACACTCTCGTTCCTAATGCATGACCTGAATGAGAAGAAGGAATGGGTATTCAATGAGTCACGCTGCACAAAGTTCGATTTCTCCGGGACCGGAGCATACAGAATGTACATGCATTTTCTGGCTGTGACGAAGGCCAATCCACTGAAGATGAATGTCGCCGACCCAGGGAAAGCTAGACAAATACTTTTCCATGCCATGTTCGGTACTCATGTGGAAGACTTTGGAATACTACAGAGTATAACTGATGTGAGTGAGTGGCACAAAAGGAAGGACTTTGAGACTGAATTCAAGACCATCAGGGCCAGCAATGCCAGAGTCGAAGGGACATTCTACCCTATTGACCTTCGGTACTATTCCAAAGTCTGTTCAAGCCTGAACACCCGCATGATTGGAGGGGGATCCGCACCAATTACCAATTGTCAAATATTTTCTGGGAATAGGAAAAGGATAGTCACTGAGGGCCTCAAGAGTCTTGGGCAGCAGGGGATGAACTCCAGCCTGGCTACCCTGGACAAGGATTCCATTGAGAAGATGCTACGAGAGCATCTGGAGACCATAAGAGGCACTTTCACTGATGGGTACGACGCAGGGACGGTGAATTGGCGCAAATTCGAGGGTCTGACCTGGGATAAAGAAGGAGAAGAGGTTGAAATGAGGCCTTCTGAGATTGGAGTCATCTATTGGTCCAACTAGGGGGGGCCCCCCTCTGTCTTCGTATAATCATCCAATTGACAATAAAGATATTGTAGAGCATTGTATGTAGTGTAATAAAAATGAGATTGTGATTGCT